AAAAAATAAATATATTTGCAGACGAAAGCGGCAAAGGGTCAGCCGTTCAAAGCATAACAACAATTAAAACATTCTGCACTATGTCACTTATTTGTCAATGCCCGGCCGCAACCGCAATTTCGACGATCCCGAACGTCACTTGCCCGGAAAATTTCGGCCAAATTCAGAAAGTTGCGTTCCAACGTTTGCGTCAAGCCGACGGAACGCGTAACGCGATGGCAGGAAGCGGAACCCCGCTTGCCCCGACTATTACCAAACTTGCAACGTGGACCGCACTGTTGGCCGCCGCCAACGGCACGAAGATCGTGGTTTCTCCTTACATCAACGCCCCGGCCGATTCCGGCGGCGATGCCCGTATGACGTCCGGCGGCAACGATGATCTTGGCGGAATTGCGCAAGTTCTTGGCGGCAATCCCGTCCAGTTCGACGGTTCGTTGCGCGGCGTTCCTCAATCCGTCATCAAGACGATGAAAGAATTGATGTGCGAAGCCGCCGCCGGCAATCTTGGTGTTTACCTGTTCGACGAGAACGGCAAAATCGAAGCAATCCAAGACCCGACCACGCCGACCACCTACTATCCGATTCCCATTCGTTCCCTGTTCATCGGGTCGAAGATTCACGGGAATTTCGACGCCAAAGATTCCAACGCGATTCAATGGCAGTATCCCGACAACTATTCGGACAACCTTGCGATCGTCACGCCCGACGATTTCAACCCGTTGACCGATTTAATCTCCGCCTAATATGAACGCCAAAACGACCACGGTAACGTTGGTTGCAAACGGCGTTACCCAACAATTTGAGTTGGCCCACGCAGAACGCATTTTGCGTATGCGAAACAACGGCGGATGGGCTTTGCCGAAAGATTCTAAATTCGAATTCGTTGACAATGGGATACGACGTCGGACAGATACGAAAGAAGATCGCGGAAAATAAGATGTCCGCGGTTTTGGGCCGTGCGAAACTGCATCAGATGCGCATAAAGTTCCACACGGTCAAACGCGTTACGTCTTTCAATGCACCGTATATTTCTTTGCCATTGACCCAATTTTTGGCAATGGTCGAAAATATCTTGCCGCACGACAAATTCGTTTTGTTCAAAGCATTGTTCCGTTACCCCATTAAAACCAATGAGGTAACGGACGTTTGCTTTGATAAGTTAAGCCGCATATTCGATGGCCGAAATCCGGCGTTCAACTACCAATTTGTCACGTCCCAACAACGCGACGATTGGGAGCAATACCGGCTGAACAAGTTGCACGAACCCGACGTTTGGTCAACGAAAGGATGGGAATTTTTCAAATCCGAAATCAATTCCGTTCTGATCGTTGATGTTGCACGGGAACAGACAACCCCGCTTCCGGAACCGTATTTTTATTGGCTTCCGATTGATGACGTGATCACATATAAGGCCGACCCGACCACGGGCCAAATGGACTTTATTGTGTTCCGCCGCCGCGACGAAATCGTTGTACTGGATGATGAAACGTACCGTGTATGGGATGACACGAAGCACACCGGCAACATTGACGGCGTGCCGAAAGTGGAAGCCCGGCACGATTTGGGCTATTGCCCGGCGCGATTCTTTTGGAACGAACCGATTTCGTTGGATGAACCGGACGTAAAGGCGTCCCCGTTGTCCGGGGAACTGGAATCGTTGGACTGGTTCGCATTCTTCCACATTTCCAAACGTCAGTTGGATTTGATGGGCGCATACCCGATTCTTTCCGGGTACGAACAAAGTTGCGATTTCACGAACGCGGAAAATGGCGATTACTGCGATGGCGGTTTCTTGCGTGACAAGCAAGGCCGTTACCGGTTGGATATGGCCGGGTTGTTGTTGCGTTGCCCCAAATGTGGCAACAAACGCATCGTCGGCGCGGGATCATTCGTTGAAATCCCCGTGCCGAATGCTGACGAAAACCAACCCGACTTGCGCAATCCGGTCCAAATTCTCAAAGTGGACCGGGATTCTTTGGATTACAACGTTGATGAACAAAAGCGGTTGCGCGAAGAAATCATCACGGCCGTTGTTGGTCAAGATGAAATCGTAACAGATCGTGATGCGTTCAACGAACAACAGGTCCGCGCCAACTTTGAATCCGTTACCACGGTTCTTAACCGCGTCAAAAAGGGATTCGAAGCGGCCCAACAATGGGTTGACGAAACGGTATGCCGGTTGCGTTACGGCCGGTATTTCATTTCGGCCAACATCAGTTATGGAACTGAATTCTTCCTGTATTCCGCCGATGAATTGCGCAAACAATATCAAGCGGCCAAAGAATCCGGCGCGCCGGAATCCGAATTGGATATGATGTTGAACAGGATTATCGAAACCCAATATCGGAACGATCCGATGATGTTGCGTCGAATGATGCTTTTGTCGGAACTGGAGCCGTACCGGCATTTGTCCCGTGTTGAGGTTACGGAAATGTTTGATAAAAATATCGTATCCGAACAAGATTTGCGGATAAAACTGAATTTTCCTAATTTTGTGCGACGATTCGAACGCGAAAACACCAACATTTTGGACTTTGGCGAAGCGATACCGTACCAACGAAAGATTGAAACCATTACGGCCGAATTCCGGCGTTATGCCGATGAACAGAAACCGGAACCGGCCCAAGTTTAACCAAATATCAAAGGGCTTATGATTACAAAAGACGGGCGCGACACGCCCATTGACAAGATTACGCCGGACAACTACATTGTCCCGAAAGGCGAAGAAATGAGTTATCACGCCGTGATTGAGGTTGTCCAATACGACGCCAAGACCGGCAAGAAACTTTCCAAGCCGCGCATCCAAAAGTTCGGCAAAAAGATGTTTGAATCCAGTGTACAGGCCAGTTTGCGGAAACAAGGTTACACCGTGACCATTTTGCACGACCCGAACCAATGGATCGCCGAACAAAAGAAACTGGCGGCCGAAAAGGCGAAAGCCGACGCGGAAGCCAAAGCAAAGGCGGAACAGGAGAGGTTTGACGCCGCCGTGGACGCCGCCGTTGAAAGACGGCTTGCGGCCCGCGAAAAAGGCGAAAAGACCGATTCCGAATCCAAGCCCGGCCGTCGCGCCAAAAAGGATGAATAATACCAGTGGGGTAATACAGAAAAAGACAACAACCAAAAATTCAAAGGGAAAGAATTATGGCACTTACTACCGAATTACTGAACGCCAACGCCGCGACTACCGGCTTGACGGACGATCAAAAGGCCGCGATCGTCGAAATGTCCAAGAACGATGAACAATCGGTCATCGGACAAAAGACCGGCGAAATTTATGGCGGGTTGGACGCGGACATCTTGGCCGCATCCTGCATCGCCAAGAACGGAACCGAAAAGACGTATGATTACGCCAAACGGGTTATTGGCGAAATCAAAGGCCAAGCGGGCAACGCCGCCGAACTGCAAACAAAATTGACCGAATCGGAAAAGGAGGTTTCCCGGCTCAACGGGATCATCGCAAAGGGCGGCGCGGACGCGGAGACCAAAAAGCAACTTGAACAAGCAAGGGCGGATTTGGCCAACGTGACCAAAGATTATACCGCGTTGAAAGCCGATTTCGACAAGGCGAATGCCGAACACGAAAAGGCGATGTTTGACGCGAAGATTTCCGGCGAATTTGCGAAAGCGACCGCCGGCATCAAGTTCAAGGCAGATTTGCCCGCATCTGTCACGTCCGTTCTGTTGGAACAGGCCGTCGCAAAGGTCAAGGGGATGAACCCCGAATACATTGACGATGGCAAGGGCGGCAAGGTCTTGGCGTTTATGGTAAACGGTGCGCCGATGCGCAACGCCGAAAACAACTTGAATCCGTTTACTGCATCCGAACTGGTTGCCCGTGAACTCCAAACGATGGGTGTTTTGGAAACGGGCCGCACGCAGACGGGCGCGGGGACGCAAGACGGCAAGACAACCACCGGCGGCGGGTCCGGAACCGTGGACGTTTCCGGAGCAAAGACCCAAGACGAAGCCCACGAAATCATTGCGAAAGCATTGATGGCGCAAGGCAAGGTCAACGGATCGAAAGAGTTTGCGGATGCGATGGCTGCCGCGTGGAAAGAAAACGCCGACGTCATCAAGACATTGCCTATCCGATAAGCCAATAAGCCCGCAAGGCGATCGGCAACGAAGCATACTTTGCGGGCGTTTTTTTCAAAGATTCTAAACCGGGTAAAGGGTCAATCCGGCCAAGTTTAACAATTAAAATTTCAACAACTATGTCACTTATTGCTACCCGTTTGCAAAACTGGCGTGTCGAAAACCCGGAATTTGACCGTAATATGGCCCGCCCCTTGGAGTATGGCGCACTTGATTTCTTCATTGAGCAAACCAACGCCGCCAACTCTATCATCAACCCGAATCTTTTGAATCGGGCGTTCGAATCCATTGGCAACACCGTACAGGTTCCCGTCATCAACTACGACGGCGATGTGATCGTTGCCAACGTTCGTTCCTGTGTGATCGCCGACGATGAAAACACGTCCGCGTTGTACACCGTCAATTGGGTTACGTTGGCCGTCGGCTTCACGATGGTTCCGCAACTCTACCGGAACAACGAAATTTCCTACGAACACGACTTTGCCCGCAAGATGGAAAAGGTCTGCCGCGCGCTTGCGACCGCGATGGATATTCAAGCCATCGCCGCGTTGGAAGCCAACAAAACGCAAGTGTTCAAAGATCAACTGTACTACACCGTCACGTCGAACTCCGTTCAGATTCCGTGGAACGCCCGTTTGGAATTCCTTTCGGATATGAACGCGATGCAACGCGCGAACGCGTATCCCGAAATGCTCCACGTCATCGGCGGCGCGGGCTTCGATTCTTTGGTCCGCAAGATGGCCGAACACGACATCTACAACGACGTCAACAAGCGGTTGGAGTATGACAACAAGGTGTTCCACTACACCAACAACATTGTCAACGAAGCCGGAAAGTTCGCCACCGGTTACATCGTCGCTGACGGCAACGTGGGCGTTCTGACGCGCGTTGACCGCGAAGCACTGGCCCGCACCCGCGCGAATTTCCACGAATGGGATGTCGTGCGTCTGCCGTACATTGATCTGCCCGTCGGTTCTCACTACTACACCGCCGTTGGCGATCAATCTTCCATCGCCGGCGATGCGTCCGCCGATATGGTGTGCAACGTCAAGGAATATTTCAGTTTCTCCGTTGACGTCGCGTTCCTTGTGGCCTACAATTCCGATCCGGAAACCGTGGCCAACCCGATCATCAAGGTTGAGATCGCAAGCCCGGGCAACGCCAACCCGTTCGCAACGCCGGTTGAGGTCGTGAATTCCGCCGACAACCCCGTGAACACCCACGCCGTTGCCTAATCGGCACATCCGAAACTAAACCTATCTTTGCGGGGACGGGCCAACAACCCCGTCCCCGTTTTTCTTTAAAAACAAAGATTTATTCTTTTTTCTGCCACTATTTGAAAGAAAGAAAATGGTACGATTGCAAGACATACAAACGGCGTTGATGCCCGTTGTCGGATGGCAACAGGATTACAACCCGCAAAACCAAATTGATCCGGCGTTGTGCCAAAGTGAAAGCGGATTGACGTTTCAAGGCGCGCACCCGCTTTGCACGTTGGCAAACGTCCGTGCGATTATGCCCGATGATTACCTGTACAAATATCCGAATTGGGCGAACAACGTTGCGTATGCCGCCGGGGACAAAGTGAAACACGGCGGAACCGTGTGGATTGCAACGACGGCCAATTCCGGTTCGACGCCGGCCGACAACAACCCGGACTGGAAGCCGTACAATTTCGTTTCTGATTTTGTGCGGAATCTGATGGTTCAAGGCATCAACACGGCCGTTCAGACGTTCATACAGGAAAAGCAACTGCAACAAGAAACGCGCGATCTGTTGGAACGGCGCACGTTCTTCGATGGCGCGGCCCGCTTGGCGGCAACGATTGATCCGTCCGGCAAGATTGTCGGCTTTGAAATCGTGCCGGTTCGTTCGATGGGCGTTACCACGAAGATCGAACGGATTGGATTGCAGATGATCGGCGCGACCGGAAAAGTTACGTTGTATCTGTTCCATTCGTCGCAAGTGGCCCCGATGCGCACGATCGAATTGAATTTCACGAACGAAAAAGGCGGGTTCCAGTGGTTTACGCCGGAACAACCGATTTACTTGCCGTATATCCCCGGCACTGACGGGGACGGCAACGATTCCGGCGGCGCGTGGTTCCTTTGCTACAACCAAAACGATCTTCCAGCCGGGATGCAAGCATTGAACGTGTCGAAAGACTGGTCCGTTGAGCCGTGCCAAACGTGTCTTGGCGGTTCGATCGAATCTTGGCGCGAAATGACAAAGTATCTGCAAGTGTCCCCGTTCGGCATCCACGCCCCGGCCGACTTTGCCGAATACCCGGAAATGTTCGATATTGGCCAAA